GTCTTTGTCCTCGATGAGGATAATTACTTGCGACATGATCAGATCCCCTCAGCGGCGGCCAGCAGCTCGGCGTAACGCTCAGCAGGAACGTCGGTGAGCTTGGACGCACCAAAGTTTGTGAGCAGCGCTTTGACTTGCGCAGCCTTGCCTTCATGCGAAAGGGCGGCCAATTTCTTGCGTACGTCTTCAAGTGCAACCTTGGGCTTGACCTCTGGCGCTGGTGCTGCCGGCTCGGCGGCGGGGGAGGGCATGGCCTCTTGCGTAACCTCCTGCGCAACCTCTTGGGCAGGCTTGCGCTTTTTGGCCTCGGTCTTGACCTCTGGGGCCTCGACCTGGGGCGAGCTCTCCACAAAAGCGGAACCGCTCAATTGCTCCAGGAACTTCAACGCAGCGGAAATCTGGACTGGGGTTTGGGGGGTGAGGGTGATGGTGATCATGTCTTTCTCCTTTCAATACATTCAAGCGACCGAGTCTTCGGTCAACAGCTCTTCGACCTCAACCTCATCGGTCTCTGGCCACAAGGCCGGGGTGTCGGCCAGGTTTTCAAACAACTGATTGGCAATCGCTCGGCTGCCAAAATTCACGCCGTAGTAGGTCTCTACGTAGGCGCGGGTGGAACCCAGTGAATTGACGTCGTTGGGAAACACCCGTGTTTCGGCGCGACGCTGATTGGTGCGCAGGTTGCGCATGAAACGCTTGATCGCCGCCTCCTGGCTCTCGCCGGATTTGGCAAACGTGTCGGGGTTGTTCAAGGCGATGCGGGCGTGGGTTGCGGGTGAAATCTGACGGCTCATGCTGCGCTCCTGGAGGGTTGTGAAGGCTCAAACGTCCCGGCCTGTTGCTGGGCACGAATGCGCTCAAACGTCTTGCGGATGTCGGTCGTGGCGGCCGGGGTGTAGACAAACCGGCGGTCGACCAGTGGGATAGCAGGCTCAATGCGTTTGCCTGGGATCTGGTTAGCCATGTTTTCTCCTAAAGTACGCATGAGGATAGTGGCCATGCGATTAAAAAGGATAGTAGCACTATCCGAATAGGCGTGCAATAGGGTAGCTTGGCTGACATAACAAGACAAAATAAAACACCCGCCGGAGCGGGTGCTGATGCTTAAAACTGACGGTTTTAAGGCTTGATTAGCTTGGCTAAGAAGCCCGCTGCGGTGTCGGGATCACGGAAATACAAAAGTTCAACTCCAGCGGCCTTGGCAAATTGCGCCGGTTCAGGCGGTGGTTCCTCGTTGCTAGAGAGCCACACCAACAGATATTTTTGTGTCAATCGAGGCGTGGCCGCGCCAAGCAACAACAATTCGGACACCTTTTTTTGCAACCAATTTTTCATGTAATTGATCTGCGCAATTCCGCCGGGGAAGCTCTCAAACATCACCAAAGCGTCCGGCGTCATGAAGTCGCATGTCAATTTGAGCGGGCCCATTTGCAAATTAACGTCGAAATAATCAATGTATGTTTCGTGCTTGTTACACAGTTCATACTCAACCGCACGCCAAAATGCTTGCGCCAATCGAGTTTGGTCCGGCGGCACGGGCCCGCCGTCAGCCAGCAAGCGTATGTCTTTTGTGGCTTCTATGTAAACCGCAGGCTGCACAACAGGTGAAGCGTCGTTTTCATTTTCGTAAAGCGTCAAGTTCTGAATGTCGTGCCACTTGCCCGCGATTTGTAAATTGCGGGCGTGGTGCACGTCTTCTGCTTTGAACTGGTCGTGCATCAACCACGTTGGAGGCACTTGAGTGATCTCAGCAAATCGATACAGGGTTTCAAGGCTCGGGTTTGTGCGATTGTTTTCATCTTTGGATTCCCATTGCGTGACTGCGCCACGGGTGATGTTCAACCGCTCCGCAATTTGAGCTTGAGTTAATCCAGCTGCTTTGCGGGCCAGTCGGATCTTGGTGGATAGTTTAGTTGCCATTTTGAGTATCTCCTGCTTCATGGCTGTAAGTGGAGATTACATCGAAAATAACAAGAGGGGAATATATCAGTCAGTATATCTTGCATGCTTATGAAAGTATCGCTATCATTCTAAGCCATGAATGTCAGCGAAATCATCCAAAAACTCGGTGGCCCGGTCAGCATCGGCCGGCATCTGGGCATCCGTTCCCAGGCGATCAGCCTCTGGATACGCAAAAACCGCATCCCCGCAGACCGTGTCCCTCAGCTCGAGCGCATTGCCCGAGACCGGGGTTCGGAGCTGCGCGCCGAGCACATGCGTCCAGACATTGACTGGTCTGTGCTGCGAGGCCACCCGTGACAAAGGTTTTTCGGGTCACGATCACTCACATCCAACTTGGGTGGTTGGCCGAGGGGCAGGTCCTTACTTACCAGGTGAGTGAGGAGGGCGAGCCGGACATGATGGTCCAGGTCAAGCTTCACGACGAATTCCTGCGAGCGCTGGAACTCATGGACGCCACGGCCGCCCTCGAGTCGTTTTTGGATATGCCTGTCGGGGGCCTACCGAACTGACGCCATACCGGAGCCGCGCCGATTGCGGTGATTTTTTCAGGGGGAAGCGCAATGAGCAGTGCTCGCGCTGATTATTTCTATGATTTATTGAAAGACTGCCTGGAGGCAGCCGCCAAAACCGAGTTTGACCAAGAAGAAAAAGCCGTTTTGGTGGCCGCGCTGATCATCTCCGACAGCTTGAATGGCCTTCGTAAGGCGCTCTTGACGAGGAGCGGGTCATGACAAACAAGCCCTCGGTGATAGCAGTCAGGCCAGAGAACATCCCCCAAGAGCTGAAGTCAATCGGCCGTTGGCTGTTGTGGAAATACACCCCGAAGAAAAACGCCGCTGGGGAGATCACCTGGACAAAGGTGCCAAAGATGCCGAGCGGGGCGGGCGCAAGCTCAACGGACCCCAGCACCTGGTGCTCTTATGGCGACGCGATTGACGCCTACATCCTGGGCGGATTCGATGGGATCGGGGTGGTGCTCGATGAAAACGATTTGCACGGGATCGATCTGGACGACTGCCGAGACACCGAGAGCGGGGAGCTGTCTGACCTCGCGCAGAGAGTGCTGCAGCAGGTCGAGGGCTACGCCGAAGTCAGCCCATCCGGGACTGGGATCAAGATATTCACCATGACCAACCTTGACGGCTCAAGGACCAAGAAAGAGGTCGGCGTGGAGCTGTATCGCAGCGGCCGCTATTTTGCCGTCACGGGCCACCAGTTGAACGGCCACGAGCACCTGCCGCAGACCGAGCAGGACCTCAATTGGCTCGTGCATGAAGTCTGGAGTGAGCAGCTTGGCGAAGTGACGGTGCTCGAGGGCGATGCCGCCGATCGAGCGCTTGCGCTCTACAAGGCCCCGCTCGAGGGCTGGGACCTGGACCGAGTGGTGGAGGAGGTGCTCCCGCACCTGGATCCCGACTGCGGTTACGGGGAGTGGGTGGACGTGGGCCAGGCTTTGCACCACCAGGGGCAGGGCGACCACGAGTGGCTTGCGGCATGGGACGAGTGGTCGGCGCCGTCCGGTAAATACATTGAGGGCGAGTGCGAGCGGAAGTGGCGCTCGTTTAAACCCCAGCGTGCCGTTGGCCATGGCGCGATCACGCTTGCGTCGCTACTAAAAAAGACCAAAGACGCCCGCGGTGTGGTGGTCGCGCAGAAAAAGCAGCAGACGACGGACGACCTGCTGTTTGACATCGAACTCACGATGGAACCCAGGGAGCTGCAGGATAAGGTCGCAGCCCGTGTGGCAGACAACAACGAGCTGTCAGACATTGACCGCGAGACCGTTGCCGCGGCCATCCAAGCGAGGGCCAAGGAGCTGGGCGTGAAGCTGCCCATCGGGACCGTGCGGGGGTGGTGCCGGCCGAAGTACGACGCGGATTTTCCACAGTTAAGGGCCGACGGGTCGCCACTTTGCACGCTGGATAACTTCAGAGTGCTAATGCGGCGCCTGAATGTCACGATCCGCTACAACGTCATCAAGAAGTCCGTCGACGTTCTGATGCCAGGGCTAGTCTTTACGCGAGACAACCGCGACAACGTGTCCATCGCGCACGTTTTGAGCGAGTGCGAAAAGGTGCGCATGCCAACCAAGCACGCGCTGCAGTTTCTGGTCACTGTCGCAGACGAGAACCAGTACAACCCGGTCCTGAACTGGATCGAGTCCAGGCCATGGGACGGGGTCTCACGGCTGGAGGCGTTCTTTGACACGGTGCGGTCATCCGCCCCGCTGAAGACGAAGCTCATGCGCAAGTGGCTGATCCAGTGTGTGGCAGCGGCCGCTTCCCCTGACGGGATCGCCAACCAGGGGATTCTTACGTTTGTTGGGCCACAAAATATTGGTAAGACGACCTGGTTCCAGCGGCTCGCGCCCGAAGAGCTGGATGTCATTTACACAGGGCACACCCTGGACCTCAAGTCAAAAGACTCCATCTTCACGGCCGTCTCGCATTGGATCGTGGAGCTGGGGGAGGTCGATGCGACGATGCGCAAGTCGGACATCAGCGCCCTCAAGTCGTTCATAACCCAGATCATTGATAAGTTGCGACGCCCTTACGCACCCACGGAGTCTCATTACCCCCGTCGTACGTCGTTTGGGGCGAGCGTGAACGAGGAGGGCTACCTGCACGACCATACCGGCAACCGGCGTTTTTGGTCGATCCCAGTAGAAGGATTTGTGCTGGACCACGACATTGATATGCAGCAATTGTGGGCCGAGGTGTTGACCCTTTGGAAAGACGGCGAGAGGTGGTATCTGGACCAGGATGAGGTCAGAGAGCTGAACGCCCATAACGAAGAGTTCACTGCCGGGGACCCGGTCGAGGATCGACTGGCGAGTGGCTTTGCATGGGGGCCGGATGTCCAGGGTTGGGAGTGGGTGACGGCCACGGAGGCGCTGATTCGGGTGGGTTTTAAAGAGCCGAACCGGAGCCAGTCGACGAAGGCGGGAACCGTTTTGCGAAAACTGAACGGCAATCAGCGCAGGAAAAGCAACGGGGTTGCCCTGTTGGCCATTCCAGGTCAATTGGAGGATTTTTTGCAATGAGCGGTTTTTTCCAGGGTAACAGGGTAACCCGGGGTAACCATGTTTTTTCAGGTTGCCCTGCCCGCAAACCTTCATAAACACTACTTCTAACCCTATACAGGGTAACCAGGGTAACTATTTTTATATAAATGGGGAGAAATGTATATGAAAGTAAAAGAGGTAGTAGTAGTAATAGGGATAAAAAATAATATTTATAGGAGTAAAGGTATAGAAATTAGATACCCTGGATGCCCCGTTACCCTGTTTTTAAATTCCGACGGGTGATCGAATGATCGAACGGGACCTGGAACGAAAACTGGTTGAGCGGGTGCAGGCCGTCGGCGGTTTGGCGATCAAATGGACGGCGCCCAACACGTCAGGGGTGCCTGACCGGATCTGTTTTTTCCGGGGCGGGCGGATTGTGTTTGTGGAGTTGAAACGACCCGGTGGCCAGCTGACCCCGCTGCAAAGTCGCATCCACAAAATGCTGACCGACTTGGGGGCGGACGTTCGGGTCGTCGATAGCGTGTCCGGCATCGAGGAGGTCTGCAAGTGAGAGACCTTCAAGACCTCAGACCGTACCAGCGCCAAGCGCTGGAATTTTGCAAGGCCACACCGAGGGGATACCTGGCCGCCAAAGCGGGGGCCGGTAAGACGGCGGTCGCGTTGGCGTACATGGAGCATCTGTGCTTCGATGCGTTTGAGGCGCGACGGGTGTTGGTGGTCGGCCCCAAACGTGTCGTGCCGCAGTGGCCACAGGAGGCAAAGAAATGGGCCTTTGGGGCGTTGTTTCGGTTTAGCCAATACCTTGGGGTACCTAAAGAGCGCAAAGCGGCCCTGGCGGCTGCCCATGACGTGCTGGTGTGCAGCTTCGAGTTCTTTCCCGAGCTAGTAAAGGCGATCAAGGCCGAAGATTGGCAGTATGACTTGGTGATCTTTGATGAAGCGTCCAGGCTACGCAACGGCGGCCGCCGCGGGAGCGTGGGCTGGAAGGCGATGCAGGCGATTAGCAAAAAGACCGAGGCCCGCGTGCTGCTAATGAGCGGTAGCCCAAGACCTGGAACCGCACACGAGTTGTTTGCCCCTGTGATGTTGCTGGATCAGGGAGAGCGTTTGGGCAAGACCTTGACGGGGTTTAGAGCGGATTACCTGGAGCCCAACAAACAAAACCGGCACACCGGTCAGGTCTACAGCTGGAAACTTCGAGAGGGTAGGGAGGCGGCGCTGTACGACCGCATTGCCGATTTGTATTTTGCTGTCGCGCCTGACCTCGGGTTGCCGTCTGTTGTGGTGGACCGTGAGGTTTGGCTGCCTGCGGTGGTGGAGCAGGCTTGCTTTGACCTGCAAAGAAATCAAGTGCTGGATTTGGATGAGCTGGAGCTGACCGCAGCCAGTCAGGGCACGGTGGCCGGCAAGCTGCATCAGATGTGCCAGGGGGCGGTGTTTGACGATGCACGGAAGGTCACGCATGTGCATGACGAGAAGCTTGACGAACTGGAGCAGATCATCGAAGAGGTCGACGCCCCCTTGATCGTGGCCTACTGGTACACGCATGACCGGGATCGATTGCTGGCCAGGATACCGGGTGCGGTAGACATTACGACCGACGAGGGGATGGCCGCTGCGAAAGCCGGGCGGGTCAAAGTGGCGCTGCTGCATCCCGCTTCGGCAGGGCACGGGATCGACGGATTGCAGGAGCACTACTCAGCGATTTGCTGGTTTGCGATTCCGGCAAGCTTTGAACTGTACGACCAGGCGAACAAGCGAATCATCCGAAGCGGGCAACGAGAAACGGTTCGCGTGTTTCGGATCATCGCGGCCAACGGGATTGTGGACCCGCGGGCGGTCAGTCGATTGGCGCAAAAGGAAAGCGAGCAGGACGTATTTTTTCAGCATCTTGAGAAGAGGGCACTGGCATGACAAGACGAGAGCGAATCGGAACTGCGCAATTTACCGATGACCTGGGTGAAGTCACTTCGGGTGAAGTGGGCGATGTGGACATCATCCGGGCTTGCGGCATGGCTGGCCAGGACAACCCGCTTGGGCTGTCGATTTGGCGATGGCGCTTTGGGGGCGATAGCCGAGCCGTGTTTGAGGTGGCCACGGGACTGGTGGCCAAAGGCTGGTCTGAGGGTTTGGTGTATCGGGTGCTGACGCACCTCATGGATGACGTCTGCGGACACTGCGAGGGCAGAGGGTACAAGATGCTGCCCAGCGCACCGGTGCTAAGCGACGAGCTGTGCATGCACTGCCAGGGAACCGGGCGAAAGCCTGTGACTGGAGCCGAGGAGCGCGACCTCATGGAAGAGATCGCACGCCTGGAGCGGGAAATTGCCGCGTCGATTATGCGGCGTTTGGCGCGAGAGATGGATCTTTGAGCACGTCAGGGTTGACCGCAAACCCTTCACGCACAACCTGGCCACAGCATGGGCACAGGTTTTTGTCTTCGCGTCGTGCAAGCGCACGATGCACCACCGATTGACCAACCCCGACTTGTTTAGCTGCGGCGTACACGGTCATGCCTTGTTCAAGCACAAGTTCAACAGCTTGCATGGTTTTGGATTTGGGCACTTCACTACTCTCTGGCGATTTTTTGTACCAGATTACCACGGTGCCGTCCGGTAAATCCTTCGGTTGTACGGTCCATGCCTGAGCCGTCAAGCGGCCATCGACCTGGTGCGCGGTGAGCGCGATCAGATCGTCCCGGTCAGCCTTGACCCGCAACACATGGCGCATGTTGTCGGACCAGGGCTGGCCGTACAAAAAGTCGTCCAGGGTGACGCTTTTCATGGTTTGGCCTTTGAGATCCCGCGAGATTCGCAGTATTGCTTGATGGCCTCGGACACTGACAGGTTGTTAAAAAAGAAATGCTTGGCGGCCTCCCAATCGATGCGGCCGGATTGGTCAGGGTGACGGGTCACCAGACTATCCGCAAACGAGGCCAGCCAATCGGCTTGGCGCTGAGCTTTGGTCTGGCCGTAAAGAATTTTTCTGCGCATGATCAACTCCAAAAATGGTACTCCCCCGAAATGGGGGAGGGTGTAGGGTTACAGGAAACAAGCCAAGATGAGGGCAACGCCAAAACCAACTGCGCCCAAAATGTCGATAAGCATGTCAAGCTTGGTCATGGTCAGAACTCCAATGCCGGGGTTTGAGCCAGGGCTCCTGTGATTTGGAATGGTTTGTTCCAACGACCGATACGCAATTCGACGTAATGCCCAACGTGGAAATAATCAGTTTGGATATCGCTGTTGTCGAAGTTGTCGGTGTTGAGCGCATCAAAAATGCTGTCAAACACATCGGCCACGCATTCATCGGTTAGGTGTTTGCGGTAGTGGTAGGGGTTGACGTCTTTTTCGGTGGCCGTTTCAGGGTCAAAGTAGTCGTTCTTTTTGAATGCCCGTAACAGATCGAAGGGGGCGGCGTAGACTGTCATCACGATGACGC